GATGTTGACGTTGTAGGCGAAACATCGTATACAGATGTAACACACGTAGCTTAGGAGAAAAAAATTATGGCATCAACTTTTACAGATCTTGGTTTAGAATTAATGGCAACCGGCGAAAATGCTGGTACTTGGGGAACAAAAACTAACGCAAATTTAAGTCTTATTGAACAATTAACTGGTGGTGTTTTAAGTCTATCTATTGCTGGTGGTGCTGGTAACCAAGATTTAACAATTGTAGATGGTAATGTAACAGGTACTGCTCAACAAAGAATTTTAGAATTTACAGGAACAATATCTGGAGCTAGAGTAATTAGATTTCCTCTTCTTACAGAAACTTTTTATTTTATTAAAAACGGAACATCCGGTGAACACACAGTACAAATAAAAGCTGTATCGGGTTCAGGTGCAACAGTTACTTTTGCAACAGGAGACAAAGGATATAAAATTATTTATTTTGATGGTGTAGCAACTAACACTGGTGCTTTTGAAGTACCATTAGGTACAGCAGATGCTGTTACACTTACAGGAACACAGACTTTAACAAATAAAACTTTAACTACACCAGTTTTAACTACACCAATTGCTAACGCTGGTATCCAATTAAAAAATGGAGCAAGTAGTGCTGGTTTTTTACAATTTTTTGAAGATAGTGATAATGGAACAAATACTTTAAAATTAATTGGTCCTGCTTCAACAGGAGATGTTACAGTAACTTTACCTGCCGCAACTGATACATTAGTTGGAAAAGCTACAACAGATACTTTATCAAACAAAACAATCAACGCTTCGCAATTAGTTGACGGAAGTGTCGCTACTGGAAAAGTAGCGGATAACGCAATCACATTAGCTAAGATGGCTTCTGGTACAGACGGAAATATTATTTCTTATGATACAAGTGGTAACCCAGTTGCAGTTGCAACGGGAAGTTCTGGCCAAGTTTTAACAAGTGCTGGTGCTGGTGCAGTGCCATCTTTTCAAGCAGCGGGTGGTGGAGCAATTTTAAAAGTTTATTCTAAAATGTTTGAAGGTGGTGAAACTCTAAGTGGAACGTTTAGTGAAACCGCAGTTTCAGGATATGTAACAGCCACTATAACTCCAGTTAGTAGCTCTAGTAAATTTTTAATTCAATGGACAGTTACTGGATCTAACTCCGATCATACTAGATTTCAGGTAAAAAGAAATGTTGGAGGTTCAGTTGAACTTATTGGTGTTGGTAAAACAGCATTAAGAAATGATAATACTGCTTATGATACTTCTTCATTTGGAGAAGGTTCACAAACTAATCAAATTTTTGTTAAAACTGTGCAATATTGGGATCAACCAGCAACAGGTTCAGATATATATTGGCAATTATTTGGTAAACAAGATAGTGGAACTTTTTATTTTGGTGCATCAAGAAGAAACCCTAGTACACCTGGTTTTTTTACATTAAACACTGTTACTGTTTGGGAAATAGATGGATCTAAAATGGTTAATTCTAATAAAACTACTGGATAAAATTAAAGGATATTAATATGACAATAAATGATGCAATCTTGGAATTAAAACCTAACATAGCATTTCAAGGAAAATTATCTCAACCACACACAATAGATGATTATGACCTTATCGATTGGGGAACAACAGCTGCAAGTGATATACCAAGTAAAGCAGAGGTTTCTGTTAAATGGGAAGCTATGAAAACTAGAGATAATCATATCAATCCAAGAATAGAAGCATACCCATCATGGCAAGAACAAATGGATTTACAGTACAAAGATTTACTAAATGGTACAACCACTTGGAAAGACGCAATAGCCAAAGTAAAATCAGATAACCCTAAGAGTTAAATTATTAACGAGCAATCGTTTAATACCTAGTCTAGCTAGATAACAAAATCTTGATATAGCTTTAAATTTAATATAAACCATAATAAACAGGTTTTTATATGCTACAAAAATTAGGGATTGTACCAGGGTTCAACAAACAGGTATCAGATACAGGGGCCGAAGGTCAATGGATTGATGGTGATAACATACGTTTTAGATATGGAAGCCCGGAAAAAATAGGGGGTTGTCTTCAATTAGGCGGTGATAAACTTACAGGTGCTGCAAGAGCTCTTCATCATTGGGACAATAATGCTGGTCTTAAATATGCAGCAATAGGCACTAATAGAATCTTATACGCTTTTTCAGCTGGTACTTACTATGATATACACCCTATTAGATTAACGTTAACTAGCTGTACTTTTGCGAGTGATGGTACAAAAACAGTTACTGTAACTTGTTCTGCAACCCATAGTTTAAAAGATGATGACATAGTTTTATTTTCTAATACTACCATTCCAGGTGGATCTAGTTTATCAGCAGCTACTTTTAATGGTGTAAAATTCATGGTCACAAGTGTTCCAACTTCAACTACTTTTACAATCACACTACCAGCAAATGTTACTGGAACAACTTTGGCTTCAGGAAACACTTCAACGACAATTCAAATTTATTATTCAGTAGGCCCAGCTCAACAGGTTTCAGGTTTTGGTTTTGGTACAGGTATATATGGGGGTACAATTCCCGGTGTTGCAGCTAATACTCTTGCGACTGCATTAACGGATACAACAACAACTAACATAGTTCTAGCTAGTTCAAACTTGTTTCCGGCATCAGGGACCATAAGAATAGGGACTGAAGATATATCTTACACAGCAAATAACACAGGAACAAATACTTTAAGTGGTGGAGCTAGATCAATAAATGGGACCACTGCAACTACACATTCTCAAAATGCTGTAGTTACAAATATAAGTTTATTTGTTGGATGGGGAGATGCCTCTACTAACGTCTTTCCTTTTGACCCGGGTTTATGGGTACTAGATAATTTTGGAACAAAATTAATAGCCCTTATTTATAATGGAGAATGTTTTGAATGGGATGCTGCCCCAACAAACGCTACTTCTGTTAGAGCAACAATTATAGCTAATGCACCTACTGCGTCTAGACACGTACTGGTATCAACTCCAGACAGACACTTAGTTTTTTTTGGAACTGAAACTACAATTGGGGACAAATCTTCTCAAGACAATATGTTTATAAGATTTTCAAATCAAGAAAATATTAATGAATACACTGTAAAAGCAGAAAATACAGCCGGCACTCAAAGATTAGCGGCCGGTTCTAAAATTATGGGTGCTTTTAAAGGTAGAGATGCAATCTATATCTGGTCTGATACTTCATTATTTTTAATGCAATTTGTGGGCCAACCTTTTACATTTGCTTTCTCACAAGTTGGTAACAACTGTGGATTAATAGGTAAGAATGCCTCTGCTGAAGTAGATGGTCTTGCTTACTGGATGTCAGAAAATGGGTTTTTTGTTTATGATGGTCAATTAAAATCTATGCCTTGTCTGGTAGAAGACTACGTTTTTGACGATTTAAATACTATTCCTAGAGATTTAATCTATGCGGGAACTAATAATTTATTTGGAGAAATTTCTTGGTTTTATCCAACTTTAAATTCAGAAGTTTTAAATAGAAATGTTACTTATAATTATATAGATTCAACAGCAAAACAACCTATATGGACTACAGGTACTTTAGCTAGGACTACTTGGCAAGACTCAGCTGTTTTTGATAAACCACATGCTACCGAGTACAATGCTAATGATAATGCATCATCTGATGTTGTTGGTAATACTGAAGGAAGTAGTATATACTTTAAACAGGAAACAGGGACAGATCAAATAACTAGTTTAGCGACCACTACTATTGCAGCAACAATTACCTCTGGTGATTTTGACATAACTCAAAAAAGATCTTCAACAGGAGCAGTTGCAGGTATGCCAGATATTAGAGGAGACGGTGAATATATTATGAGAATAAGTAGATTTATACCTGACTTTATAAGTCAAACAGGTGCAGCTCAAGTTAGTTTTTTAACTAAAGATTATTCAAATAGTGTAGGAGTCACTACAAATTTTACAGACATTACTGAAAATACATTAAGAAAAGATGTTAGATTACGAGCTAGATCTATAGCCATCAAAGTATCTAACACAGGTGCTGGAGAAGATTGGAAACTTGGTACATTTAAATTAGATATACATCCAGGAGGGAGAAGATAATGGCAACAGATGCAGAGATAAGAGCACGAGGTATAAACTTTTTATCCCCCCAAAGGTATTTACAAAACCCTTATCAGTTTGAAGAAGTTGTAGAAGAAGAAGTTATACCACAAGGGGGTATAACAAATACAAATGCTTTTACAAATAGTGGTGGCAGAGGTAATAATTTTAGTGTTTACAACCCTGATCCAAATAGCTTACCTAGCTATAAACCTAATTATGATTACAGACAATTTTCAGAATACGATTCTGATCCTAGTACAGAAGATATAAAACAAATGGACATGAATCAAAAATATTTTAATGCACCACCACCATCAAAAATAGAAGGTCTTGTGCGTATGCTACCCGGTGTAGGAACCTTTTCAAAAGGCGTAAATTTTTTAGGGAATCAAATAGGTCCTTATATTCCACCTAATAGAAGAGCTATAATGGAAAATGAATTAGCTGGTAAAGGTGTAATGGTTAATGATATTGGACAAATTGTAGCCGGTAATTCAGGCAGTGCTTTTGACCCGTCTGGGGTAAATATTATGGCAGGCTATAATGCTTACCACGTAGATCAGGATACTTTTGATAAAAGAAGAGCTAAAGCAAAAGAAAAAATGAGTGCGCCAGGTTTTGATAAATTTAACATAGCACTTACAGCAGCAGAAAAAAATTTCTTAGATGCAAAGGATAAATCAAAGGATATTTATGATTTTGAAGAAAAAGAAAAAGATAAAAAGAAAAAAGATACTATCATCGGTAGGTTTATTACTAAGAAAAAAGAAAAACGAGAAGTAGAATTAAACAAAGAAATAGAAGAATACAATTTAAAAATTGCACAAGATGCACAAGCAATTAAAGATGCAGCATCTGCTGAAGCTGCAGCAACAGGCAATTATACTGCTGGAGGATCTCATTTAAGTAGGGGCACAAGTGGAGGAGGATTAGGTTTATCTCAAGCGCAAGCACAATCGGTTTCACAAGCAAA